GCGTGGCCCAGCCGCTCCCGCAGTCCGGTGACGACCGCGAGGACCGGGCTGCCCTCATCGCCGCTGCCGTCACGGCCGTGTTCGCCGCAGCCGAGGCGGCACTCATCGCCTCCATCGTGTCAGCGGTGCGTAAGACCCTGACCGGTGCCACGGCAGCCGCCGCCGCGATGAATGGGCGCCGCTCCGTCCTCTCACCAGCCACGGCACCGGCCGCGAAGGCGATCGGGCAGCGGCTGGAACGCCAGTCCGCCGCCGTCCTCGCCACCGCTGAGCAGCGGGCCGGCCAGATCGTCGCCAGCACAGGCCCCGGCCCGGTTCCCGGCAGTGTCACGGAGGCCATCGGAAACGCCAGCGAGACAGCGCATGAGACCACCGCAAGCGCCTACCGGGAAGCCGTGGCCCGGGCGCTCGCGGGGACACGCGGCGGACTTCCTGCGTCGTCGCTGTCGCTGTCCCGGATCCAGGCAGCGCAGAAAGCCCTGGACGGCCTGCTCGGCGACGGCATCACCGGCTTCACCGACTCGGCTGGCCGGAACTGGGACCTGGTGTCGTACGTGGAGATGGCCACCAGGACTGCGGTCTCCAACGCCTACGACGGCCTGCAGGCAGCGGCACTCACCCGCGCGGGCAAGGATCTTGTGACGGTGGGCACGCACAGCACCGAAGGGTCATGCCCGGCCTGCCTGCCCTGGCTGGGGAAAGTCCTGTCGCTCACCGGGGCGACGGCAGGCTACCCGACACTGGCGCAGGCGAAGGCGGCGGGATGGCGCCACCCGCAGTGCCGCTGTGATTTCACCCCCCTCGGCGCTGGCGTCGCCGCCGACGTGACCAATCCGGTTCCTGAAGCCCAGGCCGCGGAGGCGTACAAGGCGTCACAGCGGCAGCGGGCCCTCGAGCGGAACGTGCGCGCCGCAGGACGCCGCCAGCAACTCGCCATCACCCCGCAGGCCCGCGGGAAGGCACGGCGGGAACTCGCAGCCGCACGGGCGGCGTCAGCGGCCCACCGCGCCCGGTACGGCGTCCGGCAGACACAGGCCGGGGTCCGGCGCAGGGAACATCCCTACCGCGCCCACTAGACAGCCTGCCGCTTTCATCGCGGCGGGTTTTCCATGCCGGGACTGGCTCCCGGCGACCGTTTCAAAGCCCCTGGAGGGCTCTCATGCACATCCGCAACCTGCCGGACACGCCTGGTGCGCTGCTCGGCCACATGAAGAACGGCCGCCCGTTCTACCTCGCCGCCGGAGGCGCTGAGGGTGACGGGGAAAGCGGCACCGAAGGCGCGCCGGCAGGATCCGGTGACGCCGGCACGCCCCCCGCGGGCAACGGGACTGGCGCTGGCAGCCAGGAACCCGCGCCAGCGGGAAGCAGCGACGGCGGGACGCAAGGCGCGGACGGCGGGGCTGCCCAGCCTGACGACCGCACCTCACGGACCATCGCCGCGATCCGGGAGGACTTCAAAGCCGAGCGGTCACGCCGCCAGCAGACCGAGAAGGCACTCGCGGACTTCAAGGCGGAATCTGAGCAGCGGGAGCAAACCCGCGCCCAGGCGGAAACCGAGCGGAACAAGAAACTCGCCGTCGCCCTCGGTGTCGCCGCCGAGGACGAACCCCCGGACCCGGCGAAGCTCGCCGAGGAACTGGAGCGCACCAGGACGGCGAACCAGGCCGCGGCGGACGCGCTGAAAGGCGAGATCCGCCAGCGTGACCTCCGGCTGGCAGTCCTCACCCAGGCACCGTCGCAGGAGGCGAACGGCCTGCTGCTCATGGACTCGCTGTCATTCCTGCGCAAGCTCGACGGGCTCGACCCGGCCGCGGAGGACTTCAGCGAGAAAGTCGGCGACGCGATCAAGGCGGCGGCCGAGGCGAACCCGCAGTACAAGCTGAACCCGCCGAAGCCGGCCGGTGACCAGAAGCCGCCGCCCTCCCCCGCCCGCAGCGGCGGGGAGTTCAACGGCGCACCGGGCGGCAACCGCCAGTGGACCGTCGAGGACGTGGACCGCGCATCCCCCAGCGAGGTTGCCAAAGCCCAGGAAGACGGCCTGCTGGTCAACCTGGGCTTCAACCCGAGGAAGTCACGCCGATAACAGCAACCGCGTCCGGCATTGTGTCCCGCGCGGTCTGAGACGCAGCCCCGGAGCTTGACGGCCGGGGCTTTTTCATGCCGCGAAAGGGGCAAACACGCATGAGTTACGTCAACTTCATCCCCCAAGTTTGGTCGAAGGTAATCCTGGCAGCGCTTCAGAAGAAGCTGGTCTACGGGTCGCCGATGGTGGTCAACTCCGACTACGAAGGCGAGATCTCCGGCCCCGGCAACACGGTCCACATCACGCAGTTCGGTGACCCGACCATCTCGGATTACACGCCGAGCGGGACGATCACCTACCAGCAGCTTTCCGACGCCGGCCTGACCCTGCTCATCGACCAGGCGAAGACCTTCTCCTTCGTCATCGATGACATCGACCGCCGCCAGGCTGCCGGGGACATGCAGGCCTACCTCGAAGGCCGTGCCGCATACGGGTTCGCCGACAAGGCCGACCAGTACATCGCCGCGAAGTACACCGGGGCTGCCGCCGGGAACGTGCTCGGCTCAACGGGCGCGCCACTGACTCCGCTCCCTTACCAGCTTTCCGCCGGCGGCTCAACGAACACCCCGCTTCACCCGGCGGACTTCTACGTGCAGGTGCTGGAGCCGCTGAAGGTCATCCTCGACCAGAACAACGTCCCCGACGAGGACCGGTACATCACCGTCCCGCCGTGGGCCATGTCCCTGGTCTCCCAGACCCAGGCGTTCGTCTCCGTCACTGACATGCAGGGCGAGCCGTCGCAGACGTTCCAGCGCGGGTTCACGGGCCAGGTGTCCGGGTTCAACGTGCTGAAGAGCAACAACACGCCGCAGCCGGTCGCGGGTGGCGCGGGGACGGGCGTCTGGGCGATCCAGGCGGGCCACCCGATGGCCATCACCTACGGAGAGCAGATCACCGAAACAGAAGCTTTGCGGCTTCAGACCACAATCGGCGACGGTGTCCGCGGCCTGCACGTCTACGGCAGCAAACTGGTCCGCCCGGACTGCATTGCGGTCGCCTACGTCCAGCGCCCGGCGAACATCTGACCGGCTCCCGGCCAGACACAAGACAAGATCGGAGACGCTCAGATGGCACGCACAGCAGTAACCACCGGGCTGGCGAAGCTGGCTACCGACGCCGGGGTCGCAGCGCCGACGCCGCAGGCGGCCGACGCCACGAACGGCAACTACGTCCCGTTCACCGTGGGCTCGTCCTACGGCCCATTCAACACGTTCCTCATCGTCGCGAACGGCGACTCATCCCCGCACAGCATCATCCTGCGCGGCTCCGGGTACACGGGCGCTCCCGCAGGCGCGGCGAACTCGGGCATCCTGCCGCCGCAGAACACGGTGTTCGCCGGCTCCACCTCAGGCGACCTGGCCGTCGCCGTGCCCAACGCGACGACCCAGTACATCGGGCCGCTGACCACCGACCGTTTCACCCAGGCGGACGGGACGCTGTGGATCGACTGGTCAGCGGCGACCAGCATGACGGTCATCGTCGTGCAATTGCCGGTTGTCGTCAGCTAAGGATGCGCCCCATGGTTCCTGACCTTGTGCATCTCGCCGCCGACGGTGGCGTTGCGATCGGCTTCACCCTGCCGCTGCCCGAGCACGTGGAGAAGCAGTGGCGGGCCGGGGAGCTCGCGCGCGTCCGCGAGGACGGCACGCCGTGGGATGAAGCTGAGGACGACCCGGACACGCTGGCCGGTGACCCGTCTGGCGAGGATTCCGCGGAACCGGGCGGGGACGCAGCAGAAGGCGCGCCCGCCCGGCCGCGGGACTCCGCTCACAGGCGTCACTGGCAGGCGTACGCGGTCGCTCTCGGTGCGTGCACGGAAGAAGACGCGGCAGGGATGACCAAGGCGCAACTGATGGAACTGGTCACGCCACCGGAGGAACAGCCGCCTGATCCTGAGGCGTAAGTGCCGGCTCGCCTGTGCCCTCGCGGTAATCCTCGGCGCTGACAGGCCTGGACAGCGACTTCTGTATCTCGCGCGTGCAGGCCGGGCAGTCGCCGCGGCTGGTTTCGTGCTCCGCGCAGGGCGGCACTGTGGCCAGGCGCTTCCGCTGGACAGCCATGAAGCGCTCATGCTCACTTGCGGGCATCTCAGCAGCATAGCGAGGACGGTGAGCCATGGCCGCTGCCGATGCCGTCGTCCTGGTTTCCGCTGGCGAGCCCGAGACCGGCCTGTGGTGCTCTCGCTGCCTGCTGCCGTCGCGGATAAGGGTTCCGGTCTACCTGACCAGCGAGCACGGCTCGTTCCTGGCCGCCAGATCGGACGCCTGTCCTGGCTGCGATGAGGAGGCGCGGACATGACCGTCCCCTACTCCTCCGACATCTACCAGGCTGTCGTCCCCGGTGGCCAGGTCACCTTCCTGCAGCGGTTCGAGACGTTCTACGGTTCCGGTTTCGAGCAGCCTGTAACCGGGGTCACCATCACCATCGCCCCGTCAGCGGGCGGCAGCCCGGTCCTCGGCCCGACCGCCTCGGGCATCGTCGCAGCGGACAGTGCCACCTACTCCTACGCCTGGATGTGCCCGGCCTCCACCCCGCCGGCCAGTTACAGCGTCACCTTCACCGGCAACGGGGCGAACGGCCCGGTCACCTACGTCCAGGCCGTCGTCGTCGCGTCGCTGCCCAACCCGGCGCCGATGCCCGGCGTCTACGCCACGCCCACCCAGTACGGCGACTGGTCGGGAGACACGTGGACCCCGGAGCCGCTCGTCGGGACGGCGCTGCGCAGGG